AGCACGGTCTTCACCCGCTGGATCTCCGCCATGTCGTCGGTGATCGCATTGCCCTCGCGCTGGTGCGGCCGCCGCTCGGTGATGAGATCGGCAAAGGGCACCTCGTCCCATTCCGCATCCTCGAGCAGGTTGTCGGCCCCGGTGCCGCCGGCAAAGACCAGGCGCCGAAGCTCGGCAATGCCGTCGTCGTCCGCATCCACCTTCACATAGAGCTCGTAATAGTCGACCTCCTGCAGCGCCGTCGCGGTCTCCTCGCCGTCGCCGAAGATGCCGCGCCTGCGGGCAAATTCTTCGTCCTCGCCATCGGCATTACCGGCAATGGCAAAACCTTCGACGAGATCACGGTCGTAGCCCATGGCGATCAGATCCGAGCGGCGCATCCGCCGCTTGATGCCGGCAATCGGGCTGTCATCGATCGAGATCGCATCTGGATGAACGAGGAATTCTTCGAGCGGCACGGCGGCAAGCCTTGTCGCCCCACGCTCGGCCGTACGGCGGATCTTGACGGTGAAGACCGGCTGCTCCACCGGCCCGGTGGGCAGCTCGATCCGTTCGACCGATTGCGCCTGTTCCAGCACCTCCACCGTGTCGTCGGCGATCAGTTGCACCAGGGCGGCCTCGTCGAGCCCGCTATGGGTCGAAACCTCGACGCTTTTCTTCTTCTCGTACCACCAGCGGATCACGCCGTTGCCGAGCTTCAGCGCGTCATGCGCTGCATCCTGCACCGCGTCATAGCCGTCGCTTTCGGGAAAGACGATGTAGTTGATGTAGTCGGTCGCCTGCTCGGCGCCTGCCTCGTCGCCCTGGTTGACCGGCTGGTATTCCACCACCTTGTCATTGCCAAGCACGGTGCGGATGAGCGAAGGCAGCACCTTCTTCACCGCCGCCCGCACGTCGCGCGAAACCACCTTCGAGCGGTTCGCTTCCGCCGGCACGTCGGCCATCACGCCGTCGTAGTATTCCATTGCCCGCACACGCGTGGCCGAAAGCTGGTCGCGATAGTCCTCGCAATCCCTGACGAGCTGGCTCACGAGCTCCGTCAGTTCCGGTTTCGTCATCGCTGCCATCAGAGAACCTTTCAGGGAGGAATATGGTTGAGATGCTGCCGTTGTCACGCGCGGCCCGAACGGGTGCGGCCGCGCCCTGGGGTTGATCGGCAGCGGAAAGATGTCGCATGAACATCGTTTGTCGTGAGGGATTGGTGACGGCGAACACCGGGGTGAGAAACCTTAGGTCGCCAGCTCACCGCTTGTTGTTGCAGAATGTTGGACAGGTCGGCAACGGAGGGCAGCCGTCGATCGATTGCATCACCCCTTGCGGCGAGACCTTCGATGAGACCTGACCGCGGCCAACCAGTCTGGGAGAACGAATATGCCACTGGCCGACGCGACGAACTGAGCGATGGGCATGAACCCCTCTTGCCGCGCCATGCCACTCGACAGGGCAGCGAACGTCACTAAGCCTCCGAGCCCCAGGTAGGCTCGCTTCATCTCTGCCACCGGAATAACGTCGAAGAACCTGGAAACGTAGTCGGGCTCGCGCCACAGTATCAACGCGGCAATGAAGGTGAAAGACAGTATTGTCCAGGCATAGACCGAGAGCGTGGCGCTCCTGGCCGTTACGATGCCGCTCTGGTGCAGTAGGTCGGCTGAAATCGAAATCGCCAACAGCACGCCAAGCAGCGCCCAAATCAGCCTTCGTTTGCTTCCCCAGAAAAAATACATACTCGCACTGGTAGCGAGCCCGCGTTAAAAGTTCGCTTCCGGCAAGGGTGTTCTCTGCCATCAGAGAACCTTCCGATCGGTAAAGGCCCAGGCGGCGCCGTCCGCCTTCACCCGGGCAAAGCGTTTCATCATCAGCGCATAACGAGAGGCCGAAATCACGTCGTCACGCTCTTTCACGATCCGGCCATCCTTGCGGTGGTAGAGCCTGAACTCCTCGAACCAGTCGCCAGCGGTGGAAAACACCTTGAAGCGGCCGGTCTGCATGCGCTGCAGCATGTCGGAGATCCCCGCCTCGACGCCGTTGGTGCCGTCGTCGAAGGTTGCGCGCTCGGAAAGCATCGCCAGCCCCTGCCCGCGATATTGCGCCGCCAGCTGCTCGCCCGAGCCCTTGTCGTGCTGCAGCCCGTCATGCGGCCACGCCCACGGCAGCCAGGGCCCCCAAGGTTTGAGCGCCGCCGCATGGATGATCGGCGTCGCCTCGCGCTCGCGGTAGACCCGGGTCACATAGAAGACATCGGCCTCCCGGTCCCAGGCGCAAAGCGCTGCGGCAAAGGGGTGGTCCCAGCCGAAGTCGAGCCCGCCGATCTGCACCCAATGCCTGGGTATCTCGAACGGCTCGACGCGGATCTGTTCCTCGGTCACCGGGAAAATCCGGCCGGAGCCGAGTGTCGGCACACCCTTGGTGCGCGCTTCCTTCTCATGCGCCGGGTAGCTCGCAACGATCTTCGCGCGCTCCTGCGGCGTGTAATGCTCGGCATCGTCAATCGTCATCGTCACCACGGTCCGGTCTTCGGAGGGTTCCAGCAGGTAGCGGCTGACGACCGAGCTCATGCCTTTCAGCGGCGTAAAGGTCACGGCGACCGAGCCGCCCGTCGCATTGGTGCGGGTGATGCCCTCGAAATAGACATCCTCCGGCGGCTCCTCGTCGAACCAGACATAGTCCACCGTGTTTGCCTGCCATTTCGCCCGGCCCTGCTCATAGGCTTTGAGAAGCAGCGTCGAGGTGCCGCCCGAAGCATGGCGCACCGTCACGCTGTCGAGCGCGCCGGAAGCGCTGGAACGCCGGGTCCAGCCTGAAATATTCGATTTCGGGATATAGCCGGTGCCCCAATCCTCCTCGCTCATCGGCGGGCCGACGAGCAGCCGCTGCACGCCATCGCGTGTCAGCTCGTGCGATTCCGAGCCGCCGATCATCGTGATCGGCCGCTCGAACCGTCGGCCCGCCCACCAAGAGGGATAGTCGCCTGTCAGATGCATCGCCGCTTCCGCAGCACCGGCCAGCGTCTTGCCGAGCTGATTGCCGGCCATGAACAGCCGCTCGCGGAACGTGGCCCCTGCTTCATGGAATGCCGTCTGCTTCGCATAGGGCCGGTAATAGAGCAGCCTATTCGTGTTCTGCCGGCGCCCGATCTCCATCGCCAGCTCCATCCGCTCCTTGAGCAGCAAGGAAAGGCCGGATGGTTTGGTCGAGCTTGCGGATCCGCTGAAGGAGTTGTTCATCCGTCATCTCGCCGATCTGGTTGGCATTGATGGTCACGTCCTTCGGCATCAGCGCCGCGACGGCCTTCAGGAAATCATGCGGGTTCTTCTCGATCAGCGCGTGGATCGCCGCTGCCCCGCGGCTTTCCCAGGCCGAAAGCATGTCTTCGAGGAAAAGCTCGCCGAGTTTGGTGCGTACCGCCTTGCGGGCGCGCGGCCGGATGACCGCACCTGCCCGGTCGGCGCGCGGCAAAAAACGCCCGGTTTTCGGGTCCTTGGCTGGTTTGCTTGTCATGGAAATTACTCCGGGCAGGCTGAGCCGCTGAGCCTGCTGGCAGCCGCGGCTTTGACAGAAAAGGCACTCGGCCTCGACTTCGGTCCGTCACCTCGTCTTTGCTCGAATGGCTCGGCGCACCTGCCAATCGTCGAGCGCCGTCACCGCGGACAGCGCAACGCGCGCCGAGCGTGACAGCCGATCACAGAAAATTGCGGGTGTCACGCCGGATGTCACGCTTGCAACCTTGACTTCAGGTTGTATCCGGTCATCAATGCGGCCCACCGGGTTGCCCCGTTTCGGGTCCTCTTGGCGGAATGCATCGCAAGCGCCCTGCTAGCCAGGGAAAAGCCAAAGTAGTTCAAGATTTTGAGTAATTTATCAGCCTAGCAGGCCCGCTGCGGGAACCGTGCGATGGATGCAACAGGTGTCAGATGATCCGCAACGCGTTCAGTAAGTTGAAGACCATTTTCACCCCGCGGCCCTCCGCAACGAATATCTCGCCCAGGTTGCTTGAACTGGCCACCTCGGGGAACGTCGACGCCCAGGCAAAACTGGCCGAAATCTATTTCAACGACGGCGGCGAGGAACACTACGCCGCCTCGCTTCACTGGAACCGGCAGGCCGCCCGCCAGGGTCATCCCGCCGCGCAGGCCCGTCTCGTCACCATCTATCAAAGGGGGCTCGGCGTCGAGCGCGATCCGAAAGAGGCCTCGCGCTGGCTTCGCAACATTGCGCAACCGCGCCCGCGAATTGAGCCCGCCCGCGCCGTTTCCGGCAAGATCGCCAAACAGGAAGCATAGCAAGCGCCAACCGGCCTTCGCGAAGCACCGTAACGATCCGCAACGGTCAGGCGCGCGGCTGATAAGACGCGCGGCGCTGTAGGCCACTCGCCTTAGCTGACCCCGGAATCAAAAAGGCCGCTTCAATGACGAAACGGCCAGCCTGTAATATCCTTAGGCCGCTTCCGGCCGCTTGGCAAGCCCTTCTGCCTAAATTTGTTTCTGATTTGTTCTTTTTTCGCGAGCCGCCTGCGTCGCTCGTCTCACACCCACCTGCCGTCTCGCCCGCCCGCTCCCATCGTTTGGTGATATAGTTACGCCCGGCACGCAACACTGCCTTTGCCCCGCGCTCCCGCGGCAATGGAGCGCCGGCCAGG